GGCAAGGATTTCAAGATCAACAAAACCATGCGCGAAGCATTGCGTGTGACCGGATTTGGATTAACTGCTAATGCGATAGGAGGCAATAATGAATAAGTTTTTCAAGTTTCATGACCTAATAGTATGGGAACCAGTTGGAGACAATCCTAATGTTTTTATTGGTGAATCTACATTTGTTTTTGGTTCCTGCCAGAATACCGAAAAATGGACAGAAATAAACATAGAAGAGTTCACCGCCGCCGCGCTGCAAGCTATTGAAAAGCTTAAAGCGCAGGGTATCGACATCGGCACGGATTGGCTGCCGAAGTGGGAGCCGAAGGTGGGAGAAGTTGTGTGTGCGTGGGATGATCCTTGTAAGACCATGAAATTAGGTCAGTACGAGGGCAAAAGTTTATCCGATAATTTCCCGTACATAGTAGGAAGTTTAGATTGGCAGCACATCGCCCCTTTCACCGGCGAAATCCCCGAACCGTTTAAAAGCCGATGGGAGGCGGAGGGCGATGCAAATCAATAACCTGCCACCCGTCTTTAAACACCTGGCTTTCCTTCGCCGTAAAGAATACGGCTTTCCCGAAGCAGAGGAAAATGACGTTCAGTCCCTGTGGTGCGCTTTCGATTGGAAGCGCACCCCTGAAGGGGCGCAGTTCTGGGACTTTGTCGATGACCGGAAATTTAACCATGCAATGAAGATTTTAAACCGCCAAACCAACGATGAACAAGAACGCCAAACCGCAGCCGTATAAGCCCGATTCTGATAAAGAGCCTATTCAGGACAGGCCGCGAATCATGCCTTACGAAGACCTGATATTCTCTGATCAATTAGACGCTATATGGCACACCATTGCGGAGACCTTAGACTGCTCTTTGGATGTGGTCAGCAGGCGCAGCAGGCACAGGCAATTCGCACGGGCGCGGCAGCTGTTCTTTTACTTCGCCCGGAAACAGACGATGGCCAGCCTTCGCGAGATCGGGCAGTATGCAGGCGGGCGTGACCATTCAACCGTAATTCACGGAGTTACCATCATTGAAAACGAGATGCGGTACAAGTCATTTAAGACCCTTGTCGAGACCATTGAGCGCAACCTTACAGGCCGTGTTCCCGCTGCTGAAGACCCCGAATTGCGCGTGAAATTATTCTCTCCCTACCTCGGATTTATCGCAGGCGGGTAAACATTAAAACAACACCAATTAAAACCAATACAATGTATCAATCACAGACCGAACCAATGGCACTGCGCCAAGTTCACACAACCACAGATTACGGAAGATTCACTTCCATTGACGGCAACCGCAACCTTAACCTGTTGCACCTTCAGCGGCTCAAGAAGTCGATTCAGGAAAACTATTTGTTTACGATTATCATCGTCAATGAGAAGTTTGAAATCATTGACGGGCAGCACCGCTTTGAAGCTCTTAAAGTATTCGGACTGCCACTCCATTACATCATCTGCGAAGGCTATGGATTGGAACAAGTTCACATTCTGAACGCTACCTCAAAGACGTGGAACGCGGATGATTATTTAGAGGGATACATCAAACTTGGCAAGTCCGACTACATCAGGTACAAGCAATTCAAGAACAAATACGATTTTCCTCACAACGTCTGTATGCCTTTGCTTACTGGTTACAATAGCAATGCAAGCGCAAACAACATCAAAAGCTTTTACAATGGCGAGTTCAGGATTGGTAATTACAAGGAAGCCGTACAAATTGCGGAAGCAGTAACACTTATTGCGCCTCTTTATGATGGTTACAAAAAGGCAAATTTTATACTTGCCATGATTCAGCTGATGCGAAAACCTCAGTTTGAATTTACTGAGTTCATTGCAAAACTTCGCCTTCAGCCTTCAGCGTTGTTTGACTGCCAAACCACTGCACAGTACGTTTCCCTTATCGAAGAAATTTACAACTATCGCCGCCGCGATAAAGTAAATCTGAGATATTGACCGTATATTTGTAACAAGTTCGGAAACAGCGATTGAGACCCGCTCCGGATTCACCAAGATGAACCACGATTTAAAGAAACGCTCCGTCAGAGTATCTGCGCATCCTACTTGGGGGATGGTCTCACGCAGAGAAATGGCGGGGCGTTTTGCTTTTAATGGACATATTTGAACTAAGCCGAAACTATTGGGCAAAAGCCCCAGACAATGCCGCAAAACCTTTTCACCATGCGCTGTACTTCTACATTTTGAACCGCGCAAACGCGCTGATGTGGAAACCTACATTTGGAATACCCACCGGATACACTTTGGAAATGATGGGAACAACCAGTTACAAAACCTATATTCAGGCTTTGGAAGATTTGGAACGGTTCGGATTAATTCAGATTGTTGAAAGGGCAAAGAATCAACACACTTCAAACGTAATTGCTTTGGTAGAATTTACTAAAGCAACTACCGAAGCAGATACTAAAGCAGATTCGAAGCAACTACCAACGCACATTCAGCATAATAAGACAGTTAAAACAAAAGAAAACAGTAAAGACATTAGTGAGTGTTTTTTGAAGTTTTGGAAAATCTATCCGCGCAAAGAATCAAAAGCCGATGCGGTTAAAGCATTCAAAAAAATTAAGCCTGACGAACTGGAAAAGATTTTGCGGCACGTTCCATTGTTTTGCAAAGACAAAGAACCGCAATACATACCCCATCCGGCAAGCTACCTGAACAAGCGTAGATGGGAAGACGAGCAAAACGTTAAACCGCTAATTAACCGACGCATCATAACAGCAGACACCGAACTATGAACCTACAGCCACCACCACAAGACCGCGACATTGAGCGCAACGTCTTAGGCGCACTATTGATTGAAGGCAACAAACAGCACTTCATCAGCGAATTGCGCCCTGAATACTTTTTCGACCCCATTAACCAAGACATCTGCAAAGCAATGTGCGAAATGTACGCCGACCGGATGCAAATCGACATCAGCACCGTGGCCAGGTATTGCAAGCAAAACAAGTATCTCGCAACACCGCTCGACATTGGAACGATAGCGGCAGGCATTCACAGCGGCGCGAACATCGACACGCACATCAAGTTTCTGTACCAGCTGTTCGGGCTGAGGAAGATTGCCAACCTCGGCACACAGCTACATCGCGAGGCTATGACCGAAGGCAGCGACCCTTTCAAGTTGGCCGACCAGGCTCAGGCCGAAATCGACGCTTTCGTAAACAACCTTTCCCGCGATCCGGTGGCACTTGGCCGGATGGTATCGAAGGAAGTGCAGCGAATCAGCAATGCAGGGGAAGCACCGCTAAACCTTCCGACCGGTTGGTTTGAACTGGACCGGGTGACAAATGGAATGCCTGCCGGGGAATTGTGGGTATTGGCAGGAAGGCCGGGCATGGGTAAGACCGCGATGGCCGTGGCACTCCTTCAATCGCATTGCCGCGCCGGTGGTAAGGGCATCATGTTTTCGCTGGAAATGGAAAACAGCGCATTGGCACAGCGGATAATCTCAGGGGAAACCGGTATCGCATCGTATCAGTTACGCAAGGGCAATTTAGGAGAGGCCGAAATTCGCAAGATGCTCAGCTACACGGACGAGGCCGATAGCCTGCCGGTATGGTTTGAGGATACACCCCATACCACCATCGAAAAAATCCGGGCGAGGGTGAAGACCATGAAGCAAAAGCACGGCATCACCTGTGTGGTTTGCGACTATCTCGGACTGGTTACCCCTACGGACTCAAAACAAATCCGAGAACAGCAGGTTGCGCACATTTCCAAAACCGCCAAACAGATTGCGAAAGAATGCGGGGTAACCTTCATCATGCTGGCCCAGCTTAACCGGGAAAGCGAAAAGCGGGCTGATAAGCGACCTATGCTATCAGACCTTCGCGAATCCGGCGCGATTGAACAGGATGCGGATATCGTGCTGTTCCCCTTCCGCCCGGCCTACTATGAGCAGGGGCAGGAGATGATGACCAAGACACAGGAAGAGGCGGCAGAATTGCTGATTGCGAAGAACCGGAACGGCGTGGCCAACGTGGTCATCCCGGTGACCTTTGTTCCGGGCCTTGCCAGTTACAAGCTGCGAAATCCTACAAACCTGTTTTGAAAATGAGACACGGTTCACTATTTTCGGGAATTGGCGGCTTCGATCTTGCAGCCGAATGGATGGGCTGGGAAAACGTATTCCATTGCGAGTGGAACTCATTCGGGCAAAAAGTTTTACATCACTATTGGCCTCAGGCTATTCAATACCATGACATCACACAAACAGATTTCACTATTCACAGAGGAGACATTGACATTCTCACGGGAGGATTTCCTTGCCAACCCTACAGCATGGCCGGAAAACGGCTCGGCAAAGAAGATGAACGCCATCTATGGCCAGAGATGCTTAGAGCAATACGAGAGATTGCCCCGCGCTACGTCGTGGGGGAAAACGTTCTTGGCCTCACTAATTGGAATGGAGGGCTGGTTTTCGACGAGGTGCATTTTGACCTGGAATCTGCGGGCTACGAAGTCCAGGCCGTGGTTATACCTGCGGCGGCGGTCAATGCCCCGCACGGAAGAGACAGGGTTTTTTTTGTTGCTAAAAACACCATGCGCGGCGGATGCACACACGGAGAACCTGAGCAAGAAAAAACAGGTGTTCGGGAACAGCGGAACACTTGCACAGGAAGTTCAGACGGGGTTTATTTATCAAAGGGGTTTACTGCCGACACCGGAGGCCAGCAATTTCAAAAATGGTCACAGGTCGGAAACGCCAAGAATACAGCGGAAGAAAGAACAGGGGTGGACGATCGGATTAAACGACCTGGCAACATTGGGCTTGCTTCCGACACCGGCTGCACAGGATGGAAAAAACACAACCCTTCCGGAGAGCCAAACAAACCGCGATACACTTCCAGGATATGTATTGAGGAACTCGGAAACTGGGACAAATTCCCAACTCAATCCCCGGTTTGTGGCGGAGATGATGGGCTTTCCCGCGAACTGGACAGAATTACCTTTTCTAAATGGCGAAACGAGTCAATCAAAGGATATGGAAACGCCGTAGTGCCACAGGTGGTTTATCAGATTTTTAAGGCAATTCAAAATATTACCTAAATTTGCATAATGACCATTGACATTTTCCTAACGCTCGTTTCCATCGCCGGCGCATCCGTGCCTTTCGCGCTGAACAATCAGCAGCGGCCTGATGGTGTGTTCGGCGGATACTTTGTCCTTGCCTGCCCGGAATGCCTGTCGTTTTGGATTTCCATTATTGCGCTTGCCCTGCTGCACGTCAATCCGGTTTACGCCGGTATTGCCCCGATTATGGCAAGATTCTTTTCAAAGACCCTGTACCGATGAGCGAAGAGCAGCGGGCGGAATTCGCGGCACTCCTGCCAAA